GATATGTTTTATATCAGGGCCTAATAAATCTACAGATAGAATATGTACTATGTGTCAAGATATTTTTGCAAAAATAAAAAATTATTCAAATAACAAACTTGATCTTAGTAAAAATAATACTGAATTATTATTGGATATTTATAATAATAAAAAATGGCATGATGCTAAAAAATATTGTGAATGGAGGTCTGGTTATAAAAAAGAAATTACTCTGTCTAAAGAACCATCAAGAATTATTAGAAAATCGGTTTCTTGTGCAATAGAACAATATTTTTCTAATAAGAATTTAAGCAAAGGGTCATCTTGCTTTGAAAAACTGCCATTTACAGTAAAAGAGTTGAGAGATCATTTCGAATCTCTCTTTGAACCGTGGATGAATTGGAACAATCACGGTTCTTATAGTAAAGCAACCTGGGATGATAACGATAAATCAACCTGGTTATGGCAAACCGATCATTTTACCTGCCACTCCATGTACGAATACTCAACTATGAATGATGAACATTTTAAAGCATGTTGGGCTCTTAGTAATCTTCGACCTTATTCTGCGAAACAAAATGTTATCGATGGTTACAGTCGAATCAGGCATAATCATATTTTGTTCAATACATATATTAATGAATGGAGTAAAAATAAAAATATAATATTAAAACAAGAATTAAATATAAATTACAATTTTGAAAATAGAAATCCGGTTATAATAGGTAATATTATTGTATCTCTTTAGAAAGAACTATATTTTAATTATGTTTTTGATTATGTTTTTGATTATGTTTTTGATTAAAAAGGATAAATATGCCAGTTAGGCTTAATAACATTGGTGATACACCCATTAATAACTTTTCCAATGCCAGTGGTGGCGAGGGTAAGTCAGGGACTGCAACACATCTATCTACAAATATCGCGATTCTTATTGAGGGTGTAGCCGTTGGAGCTGTCCAGAAACTTTCAATTAATGAATCACGTTCAATTAAGATGGTTAATGAGGTTGGAACAGATGGTAGTATTGACTCAGCACCAACAGCATCTACTGAAATTAGTGGTGATTGTTCCAGAATACGTTTTAATAGACAAAGAATTGCCGAAGCGTTTCTTAGAGGTTATGTTCACGTAAGCGCTCAAAGAGTTCCGTTTGATATAGTAATTATGGATAATTTTCAAGGGTCAGATGATAGTAATATTGTTATTACAACACTTCGAAATGTTTGGATTAAATCAATTAGCTATTCTTACGAATCTGAGTCATTTATAATTTCAGAAAATATGTCATTTGTTTGTGAATCAATTGAATCTTATCGTGGCGATGGTGAATCGAGCGTTGTAGGTAATCCAAATAATCGTGGTATTCCAATTGCTGTCAATCCTTTTGAGCAACAGGCTGATAGAGGAACTTATCGCGGAGCCCTTGACGCAGCAGGCCTCATAAATGCATTTGACGGCAATACATTATAATTAATGTATTAAACAATGACCGTAGGTGGTACCAATAGGTGCCGCCTATCCTTGTAAATAGATTTTATATTATAATCAGCTTTAAAAATAGCTGATATATATCATTATGAACAATTATATTGGTTAAATTACTTTTAACTAAAATCTATTCTATTCACAGGAGCATTATGTCTCAAGACCCTCAATTTGGCAGTAAACAAGGAACAATGACATCATCATTGGGTCGCACATCATTTGGCAATCATCAACGCACACTTACGGTTGAAGATACCACGGCTGATGTAAGCGACGACTTTCCTGAAGAGTTTCAGCAAGCCTACAAGGCAGAAAAAGCAGCCGAGCAAACTAATGGTTTTATCAAAAGTCAAAGACCGAAACAAGATGCTGATATACTTGGTTATAAAGATATAGAAAAGTTGCGTAAAAAAGATGATATTCCAGAATATGCCAGGTCATCTTTAGAAATACTTACTGGTATTGGTCGAGCTAATTTAGAAGAAACGATTGATGGTCATGTATTTTCATTAAGATCTTTGAAGTCCAGAGAACAAAAAGAATTATTTACAAACGGCAGCAAGATAAAAGACACATTAGAGCAATCTTACTATATAAAGTATGCAACATTAGCTTGGTCTTTATATAAAATTGATGGAAAAGATTTAGAGGATGTAATTCAATCGAATCAATTTGAAGACAAGATGGCTTTAATGGCTGAATTTGCTGAAGAGGTAATTGATCATTTATATAATAAATACAGTCAGATTACTAAATCAAATATGGATCGATTGGGTTTAATTGGTAAAAATGATAAGGAGATTTCCGATAACGTAAAAAAATAATAGCTGAACCAGATCATAGATTCATCTGGTTCTTATGCAAAACTTATCAAATCTTACCTGATGATAATTTTTTTGAAGATATAGATTCAATAACATGGTTATGGATGTATACTAGTTGGATAAAAGATCAGGAAGATGATTATAATAAATGGAAAGATTTTAGTATTTTTCTTGGTTCATTTACTAACCCTGAAGCGGCTAAAAAAATGTTAAATACAAACAGTATAGATATTAGTGATGAACAATTTAATGAAAATACTAAAAAGCTATTTGAACAAGAAAACACAAGCGAGAATAATAGCTTATCTTTGCATAGAAGAGTGAGAAGAAAAAGAAAATTAATTACTAATTAAAGGATAAATGGCTGATCTGAATGATGTTGGTGAAAAAGTTGATGGTCTTGAAAGCCAGATAAACGCTACTAACGAAGCGTTGTTAAAAACGCCTGGGTTAATGGGTAAAATTGAAGAGGCACAACGGAAAGCAACAGAGCAGGCAAAAAAATATAAAGATCAAAATGAAAATATGGTTGAGAGCTTTAAATCTAAGCTTTCATCTGGCAAATTAATTGATTTTAACGCAATGATTAAACCAATTGATCAAGATATGTTTTCTAAAATCGGTTCTGGTTTTACAGAGAATATGAAACAGCTTGCAGCTAATGGTGGTGATGGTTGGAAGACTGTAGCTGGTGTTGTTGCAAGCAGTCAGGTGGAGATAAGCGCATCTGTAACAGAGATGGCTAATAAATCTCAAATGGGAGGAAAAATATTAAGCGATGTATATGCTAATCAGTTAAAAAGTGTAGCACCTGTAGTTGCTAAAGTTTTAGCGCACGCCGAGGCTAATAATAAATTGGAAGGCGGTTTAATTAGTATTTTTGGTGCGGCTGGTAATTTAAGCGAAGCTTTTAAAATTATGGGAGACAATACAGGAAGAAATGTTGATATTTTACACAACCTTGATTCTTTAACGTTTGATTATAATAAAAGAATGGCAGAAACGGCTACAGCAACAGGTTTATTACCAGAAGAGGTTGCAAAATATACTCAAAGTTTAATGACAATTCCTGGGGCTTATAGTTCAATAGCCAGTATTGGAGGATCGACGATGACACAGTTGGAGGCTGCGATTAAAGTCTCTAGAGGCACCACTCAAAACTTTGGAGAAGTTGTTAAATTTTTAGACGATCAATATTTACAATTTAATCAAACTCAAGGAGAAAGTTTGAATACATTTTCTGAAATGTATCAAGCATCAAACGATTTAGGTTTTAGATTTTCAGTTTTAAAAGGCATAGTTGGTGGTGTGCGTGATAGTTTCGCGATGATGGGAGATCAAAGTGCATCGGCACTAAACATACTTGAATCATTTACTCCGGCATTAAAAGAATCTGGTTTAGGCCCTGAAGGCATAGCAAAGATGGTACAAAATTTAACAGGAGCTGTTGGTTCGTTAGATACTGCTCAAAAATCATTTTTATCTTCACAGGCTGGTGGGACAGGTGGATTACAAGGAGCATTTCAAGTTGATTTAAAACTTAAAGAAGGAAAGTTAGACGAAGTTGTTGGAATGATGCAAGACGTTTTATCTAAACAATTCGGCGGAAAGGTGGTTGGGCTAGAACAGGCGGCAGCATCAGGAGCCGATGCTGCACAAATGCAAAAGCAAGTAGCTCTATTAAAGGGTGGAGCTTTCGGCTCTGTAGTTAAGAGTGATGCTGAAGCTTATAAGTTTATTGAGTTGATGCAAAAGGGTGTTAGACCAACAGATGCTGCAGTATTTAAGGAGAAAACAGCCGATTCAATGGACGCAACCATGAATCAAAGTAATATTATACAAGAAAGACAAGAATCTAGCATGATGATTGCTAATAATGAGCTAGTTAAGCAGACTGGATTATTAAGTACAATTGCCGGTGGTTTTATGAGAAGCTTTACTGGCAATGAAAGTAGCGCTATGTCAGGGATGGAGACTCTTAAAAAGGAATCTAGTAAAGGCTTAACTGCTACACCAAATGTTGTTGATAAAACAGCGTTAGCCAGCGAAATGTTTTCTGGTTTAGGAGAATCTGTTAGAAAATTAGGTATGCTTATAGATTCAGTGGTTGAAAATAAATCAAGATCGATAGATAGGGAACAATCTGGTCCAAAAGAAATTAACTTAACAGTTCAGATGTATAGAAAAGATGGTGGTCTTGATTCGGAAGAGACAAGAAAAATTTTAATTCAAGCATCTGATGCTGCAGAAGATCGTGTAAACACAAAAGCCGTATTAGGCTCGGCAAATTTCTAAGGTAAAATATGGCAAATCCTAGACAACCACAAGATCCGTTTGAAGCAGCTGGTAGAATTTTAACAGCTAATGGCGGATTAATTGGAGATCGCTTTAATTCTGGTTTAGCAAATGGTTATTCCGTTAATGGACAGCCGACAGTATCAGGATTAGGCACACGACAAAGCAGGGTTCCAAATTACCGTACAGCTGTTACAAAAAGAAGTGTAGTTAAGTGGTTGGTTCCAGAGCAACCAATGATAGAGATGTATGTTAATCCTGAAAATATTACTTATAGTTATAAAAAAGAAATCAATAAACAGAGAACGAAGGGTGGTTTTGCATTACAATATTGGGGAGAAGATTTGGCTACGCTTAGAATATCGGGAACTACTGGAACTTCTGGTATTGAAGGTATAAATATTTTATATGATATTTACCGTAATGAACAGTTAATGTTTGACCCTTACGCTTTAGCATTAGCAGCTGAAAGCGATCGTTTACGACAACAAGAATTGTCCGAAGATATATTTGGATTAGGTGGTTTAAATGGCAACGCAGCAAACTTAGGAACATCAATTATTAGTGGTGTTTTATTAGGCGCAGCAGGTAACGTAGCCAACTCTGTTGGTAACTCGTTAGGTAGAGCTTTAGGGTCGGTTGAAAGCTCTGTTGTCGGCGGTAACCCAACAGCAACTCGCAACAAGCCTACTCCGGCAAGTCTAGCTTTTACGGTTGAGATGTATTGGAGTGGGGAAGTTTACAGAGGTTATTTTACTGACTTTGTTGTGGATGAACGTTCAGAAGTTTTAGGTATGTTTACTTACACAATGAACTTTGTAGTCACTCAAAAAAGAGGTTATCGCCAAAATTATCTAGGCTGGCACAGAAGTCCAAGTACTGGCCAAAGTAATTCTAACCCCAATTATGGTACAGCATACAGTTATGGTGGTCTTGTAACAGATGGTGGTATCGTACCAACACCAAACAGAGTAGATCAGCCAAATTTAAATTCACCGTTTGTTGATCCTGGTCAAAACGGCTTAAATTTAATTCCAGGTGTAACCAATGAATTTTTGAATTCAATTTTAGACCCATTTGATGTAGGATAAGTATATGGCATTCTTAGAAGATTTAGCACAAGCAGGTATATCAGCAATTAATGAACAATATGCTCCAGGCAATTTAACGCCAACAAGCTTAGACACAATAGATCCTAACGACCCAGATCGTGTAATTAATTTTGGTAAATTAGGAGACTTTGCTAAAAAAATTGATAACACTGCTCAACGAACTTATGTTGAAAATGGTTTTATTAGAAATGTTAGACCAAGGGCAATGGAAATCTTAATGCAAGAGCCTGACTTAACTGTTATTGTTAAAAAAAGAGCATTTGCTTCTTTGGTTGATAATTATAGATTAGATAAAATGGATTCTGGAGATAAATTATTTTATAGGGCTACTAAAAATCTTTTCCAAAACAAATGTCGAGCCATTTCTGTATATGAAAAGCTATCTAAAATAGAAAAAATTGTTAAAAACAAGGGCGTGCTAGATGATTATATGGTTCCGTTAATTACTGATGGGATTGAAGCGTTAGAAGCTTTTTCTGGTAAGCAGATTGTTGACGCTAATACGAAGGCCACGTTTATTACTTTAAGAAAATTACAAAACTTATCTGATCCAGCAACCACAACAACATGGAATGTAATAAGCAATTCACCATTCTATTCTGATTTAGGAGAGGGTACAGGAACTTTTGATCTTACAATGGTTGCAAGCATTGATACAACAGTTTCTACAGAGTTTGGTCAAGGAAGCGCTTCATTAAATATAGAGGATCCTTATAATTTAATGTATGTTAATCGTGATGATATTGAAAAGGCAATAAGTGATGCTTCTAGTTTTTTTAATTCACAAAATTTTTCAAGAGTTTCAGAAAGACAATTAAGAGATATTATAGATCAGGACAAACAGAGATTAAATTCTATTAGGTTTAGTCGTGGTGCTCCAGGTATTAGGTTTTCATTAAATGAAGCATCGATTATCAATCAAAAAATACGAGCATTTATTGATGAAGTTGGTCGAGAGATTTTGTTTACTTACGATCCTGGCATTTTAGGAATAGGTGCAACGGCAGATATTGATGCTAGCGCTTTTATGGGTATTGGTGGTTTAAATGTTGAAGAGACTGATATATTTAAAACAATCATTGTTAATATGTTACAGGTAATAAATCAAGCAGAAGATATTAATCAAAATATATTAAGAAATAATACAACATCTGATATTCGTTATGTTAGAGAAAAAATGATTTTAAATTATTCTGGTAAATCAATTATCCAACCAATGGATGTTATAAACGTATTTATAAGTACAAAAACAAGCCCTGATAATAAAATTGTGGGTTTTGATCAATCATCAGCTACAGCTTCTACATTTTTCAATAAAATAAATAATTTAACAGAAAATATGGTTAACACTTTTAATAGTGCGGCTACATTTTTTGGCGGAAGAGCAAATAGCTCTGTTGATGATGAAAAAAAATCTATAGTTGGATCTGATTTTCCTACATGGTTGTGGGTTTTATTAAGAAACGACTTTACACGACAGGCCGCAGGCACACAAGTGTTTCAAGGAGTGGTTACGGGAGTAAGCAGTAATTATTCTGCAAGTTCTGGTAAATACACATTATCTGTACAAGCTAAGGACAATGCTTATTATTTTAATTTAGGTCAAGTAAATTTAAAACCATCACTTGCCGTTGGTACTAATGAACTATATAATCCAATTACTCCATTTGAGTTAGATTTCGATCCATCTAATGGTTTGCTTACAGGGGAAAATTTAACACCAAATTTTCTTGAAGAAAATAACAAATTAGCTTTATCTGGAGCAATTAAATTTAAGTCAGGACGTTATAGAGGATTCCCTGCTTATCCAAACATGTATTTAAGCAAAGATGGGGAAAGAGTTTCAGCTCAAGCACCATTTGATTTTAGATACGTATTAAATGACCCTGATGGTTTTGTTTATCGCTGGAAATCAGGTATCGGTTCATATACATATTCTGATGAAGCTAATAATGCTAAAGTACTAAATTCTGACAGAAGTCCTCTTCTTACTAAAGATCCTTTTGCTGGTCAAGATGTAATGAATGTTCTTTCTTTGTTGGTTACTGGTCAGCCATATAACTATAATAATTTTGTTAAGGCTGGTTTAAATATTGGGAATCTAACAAGAGATGATATTTTAGGAGAATCTGGTTCAACATCTTATTTTCGAGGGTTAAGTTCAGACCTTAATAGAAACAATGCTGTCTGGGGAAACTTTATTCCATTTAAAGAACAAGTTTTAAATGAAAAAGCACTAGCGTTTACTTTAATGGGCCAATATGATGTGAGTAAATTAAATTCAGAAATTAATAAATTGCTAGATGAAAGAGCTGCTTTTTTTGACAGCATAATCACTTCTCCTCAAGGCTCCCAGTTTGCTAAAAATCCTAATCCTTATAATGTTGATATCCAAGGTGACGGTTCAACACCAAGTGGACCATTATCTCCTGATATTGCAGCTGCTGTTTTAAATATTAGGCAGATTGATGTTAAAGTAGATCAATTAATTAATGATTCTTTTAATAAAGTTAAGAACTCTAATCTTTCTGATGGATCTTTTAGAATTTTTGGTGATGATGCATTATTTGACTCATCTGCATCTAATCTTGGAGGTGATATTACAGGTCAAGAACAAAGAGAAGCTTTAAAAAATCTTAGGTCTAAAATTAACTATTTAACTCAAAGAAGGCTATGGAAAGTTAAATCAAATGACGATCAAAATCTTTTTATAGTTGATGATCAGTATGATAAAAATTATGATATCCAAAATTTCGAATCTTCTTTTTCAAAAGATGCAATGAGTTTATTAAATTCTGAATATACAGACCCATTTGATAAGATCATTACCGTTGCTCGGCCATTAGGTTTAGAGGTCTTTGCCGATTCACAGGGCCATATCAGAGCTAGGCCGCCAGCTTATAATAAAGTACCAAGCTCAGTCTTTAGAGACCTTGTAAAGGAATCTCAGCGCACAGGAAAGCGTATTTTTCCAAGAGCATTAGAAAGATTATTTATTAACAATGCAGATGGCCTAGTAGATAAGTTAGAAACAACAGAAGATCAAATTCGTTTAAGAGTTATTGCTATTGGCTATACTGACGATCTTGAGATTGAGGATTTTTTAACTAAAGGTGATTCTGGAATGAATTCTGGAGGCACTTACACTTTTAAATTCATATCGGATGGCGAAACAGGTCAAATTGGATCAACAGATTTTAGAAATGTTGTTGAGCAAGCGTTTCCAGAAATTCGCGAAGGTTTGGAATTTAAGCCATTAGTATCTAATGATATTCAGACGAGAGATCCTAATGCAACAGCAACAATAAGTCGATTAACTAATCGTGTCAATAATCAAACCAGATTAACAGGCCTGTTTACAATTAAAAATAAATTTACAGCTCTAAAAAACCCAATAGCCTATCAAGATATTGATTCATTTAATACATCTCCAGCAGGTATAGAAAATACATCTTCAAGCAGCTCAGTTACCAAATCTTACCAAACGGTTAGAAACCGTTTGCAAAGAAGAAAAGGAACAAAAGAACCGGAATTAAATCAACTATTTCCTAACCGCTCTATTGGAACAAGACAAACAGAGTATTTAAAAGTTTTAAATGATCTATCTCGTCTTTTGTCTGAGCGACAAGGTTTAGTTAAAACTCTTTCTAATTCATTAAAGAATTTAAATGAAGCCTTAGCCATTAATGGAGACCCGAAAACTAAACGAAAATCTCTTTTAACAACAGAAGAGTTACCAGAAGTAATTGCACATATGATTGAAGATGAAAGCTTTGATGATTTTGGGCAGGGGTCAGGAGGAAGATATATTATTAAAGATAATCAAATTTTATCTTTATCTATTGATGAAACACCACCTGAATTCACTTCAGTTCAAGTAAGAGGTTTATTTAACGAATTTATTCCCAACATTGCTGCAAATGGTTTGGAGTTAAGAGATGGCGGTAACGGTATTAATACGGCTTATGCTGTTGATTATGATATGTGGCGCATGTATGGATTTAAACAATCTCAGCCAGTTGTTATTAATGCGCTTTCAAATCCACAAACACAACTGGCTCCGTTTGCCGTTTATCTTTTAAATAGAGCTAGGAGAAATATATTTAAAGGATCGGTTATAATTACTGGAAACGAATTCATGCAAGCCGGAGAGGTGATATATATAGAAAGCAAGGACTTACTTTTTTATGTTGAAGAAGTTCGACATAGTTTTTCTTATTCAGGTAATTATACAACAACACTAAAACTTACATATGGTCATAATCCTGGAGAATATATACCAACTCATCTAGATATCATTGGTAAAACTCTTTATTCTAAGAGTTATAGTGCCAATCTGTTGCGGCATGTTAGATCTGACCCTGCAAATGGTGATAGAGATATTACTGTTCTTGTTATCGATAATAATTCTAATCCTGATAATGTATCAAAAGATACTATGTCAGCAATTAGTGGTTCGTCTTTATCTCAATTAATTAACGGATCTTATGGTGAACAAAATCGTAAAAACCTTGTTAAAGTTATTATGACTCTCGCTGGAGGATTCTCTCCTAATTCAAACAAAATACCAAAAATTCAATTAAGAATTTATTATAATTCAAACGCCGGTATTGATCCTTCATCCAACCTTTTTGCAGTTGCAGGTGAAGTAAAAGCTTGGATGGCTAATCCACAAAAATCAATAGGCAAAGGAGACCAGCTAATTACTGCAGAAGAATTACCACCTACTTTTAATGTTGGGCAATCTCAAATAGAAGTATTAGCAGTAGATCGTTCAGATCCCCAATCACCTTCCTCTGGTGCATGGTCAATTGCTAGAAGCTTAGTTAAAAATGGCTCCATTAACTCTGGCGGTATTGGAAATGATTGTGTTTTAGATGAAGAGCTTAAATTATTTAATAATATCATTGATATTTGGGTAACTTACGAAGATATTGAGTCTCAATTATCCACATCAGCAACTAATAACCCAATTACATCGCAACAAGCTTATGACAATGCTCGTAATCTTTCATCAACATTAAAGGCATAATGAGTTCAACAGGCGGAGTAACCGGATTATTATTAAGAGGAACCATCACAGGGTATAATGGTGACGGTACAGTTTCGTTTTCTCTTGAAGATGGTAAAGAGTTTAATAATATAAAATCGGCGCCATTACCAATATCTTATGGTGATTCTGGTGGAGGATTCGTAGGGTCTATACCACCAAGAGGCACTCCTATACTTGTTTCTCAAGGTCAAGGTGAATGGTTTATATCTGCCTACCTTCCATCTAACAATGTTTTTAAACGCCAAGGGAACATTTTAGGTAGTGGAGGTCTTTTAGGGTCTCTTATGGCAGATCTTAAAGATGGAAACATTCTTTTACAAACAAGACCAAGCGCAAATGGTTATGTTAATAGAATAGTGATAGATCCAAATGATGGTATTAAAGTAGGTTCTGCAACTCAACATTCTAAATTTTATCCGGAAGCCAATACGGTTCTTACTAAATTTTCTCAGAATCTTAATTTTACGTCAGCTCATAGAGAAATTACCGGAACAATACAAAGAGATTTAAAACAAAACTCTTTAAGATCAATTACATTTTCTACACTTACTGATATTGATTATGACAAATCTCTTACAAAAATAGCAATGGATCCGTCAACATCTGTCGGTATTAAATCAACATCTACTACAATTCGAAATTTACCTCTAGTAGAATCGAAAACAATTTATTATGAATTCGATTACCTAAATAAAGAAACAAATTTTACTACCGATGACGACGAAGCTAATCGTTACAGTTCCAAAGATGAAATTCTTTCCGTAAGTGAACTTCAACGAACCGAAATGAGAACGGAAGCCTTTGGGTTATCATTAAATTACCCAAATCATTTGATTGAAAACATCATCGGAACAGGTGTTGATATCTATGGTAATGTTCTTGACCTTAATAGAAACACTCTACCTATTGGTAAGGTACGAGATACTAGTTTTATTACCAATTCTAATTCTAAAGAAGCTTTTATTAAAATTCGCGCCATGTCTAGAAAAGGTTTGGCTTATCACTGGGAACTTAATGCAAGAAAAGCCAATTTTGATTCTGTAACAGGTATTGAGGCAGCTAGTCAAGTGCCAGATCCTTTTAATATAACAGATTTTGCTAGAAGTAAAAGTAAATTATTTTTGGATATTGATAAAGAAGGTCAGTTTAAATTAAATGTCCCAATGTCTAGCGAAACAGGGAATATAGCTCTAAATTCACGCTATGAAAACTCATCTTCTATCATGTTTGCTCAAGATATTGTTGATGAACCTAATTTGTTTAAAAGGGCACGGAAAAATCGAGATGTTAGACTTGCTAACTATGCTTTAAGCCCAGGTATTAAATTAAGCGCTGGATATGAAGGATTACATGGTTATGCTAGCCCAATAGATTATATCACAAATAAGGTTATTGGTTTTGGAACGGCCTATCATGATATCGTTAATGGAAGTCTATCAGTATTTAGAGATATGGGTAGAAAAAACCTTATTAATTATTTTGGTGAGAATCAAACCTGGTTGAATAGAAGAAATCCCATTACCGGTCATCAACCATATGTTAAGTATATTGAGTCAGTTGTAAGTGACAATATTATAGTTAGCGGTATAGGATCTAATGCCGGTGGAAGATCAGCTACAATAAGTCTTGATGGAAGTTTAGTTATGAATGTTGGAGCTAATACTGTGGATAGGCAAAGCATCTGGCTTGATACAGCTGGAGGTAACGTTGTCAATTTAGGTAGGGATAGAAATGGGAACAGCTTAGCTCTTACAGCAGATGGTAACTTATTGGTGCAACTAGGTAATGTTGGCCTGCCAGCAAATTCAGATAGTAGGTTTAAAGATGAACCAGCTGGTTATCAAACAGCTACATTGGATATTAGAGTTCTAAGAAATGATGGGCAGTTGGCTATTATAAGGTTTGATGGTAACGGAGCTTATATTTACACACCTGGTAGGATGGAGTTTGGTTCTGAGCAAGATATGATATTTAGAAGTAATGGAAATGTGTATTTTGAAGCTAAGAGTGTTGGTTTTTACCCTGATAATGGACAGCTGCGTAAGATTCTGCGCAGTGGGATAGCAGGAATATAATTATGTGGAATCATGTAAATAAATTAACAGAAAAATGCTGTGAAGTTTGTGGTTCTTTATAT